TGAGAAAATCAAGTACCGCACAGGTGTTTTTGGATCCCGCATTTCCACAAAAAAAAGTTTCAAAATTAGCCCTCAACGCTTTCCCGCCATTACTTCATTACGGAACAATCGGATTTGGATTGTGGGTTGAGGGTGAAGATAGTATTGGAATTGAGGTCATTAATCCTTGGGAGTTAATTCCTATTCCCATAGATGTCGCCGTTCCGTCAGATGTACGAGGATTGATTCGGGTACGATATGTCCCCAAAGACTATATACAAGGACTCTCGATAACCCCCAGCAAAAAATCAAAGACTTGGAAAGGAATGGATGATATTAAGGTTCCATTTGGAGACCTACCCGCGGATGTGACCTCTAAATTTCAAGGGATAGCTTCCCTTACACATACCGGTGGGGGTTTCTATATCAGGAGTGGTCAGAGTCAAGTTGAGACTCAGTGGAAAGGACGGCATACCAAAACAGATAAATCCCAAATGGATGTCACTCTACTTGTGGAAGTTTGGACTGAAACATCTGATGGATACTTGGCAGAGTATCTTATTTTTGCTGGTTCTTATAGTAAATTAAATCAATTATATCGCCACGACCATTCCCAAAGTAAATACTATATGCCGGTAAAAATTGCACGGGATGTTACCGTTGGTGGGTTCTATGGTCGTTCTTTCGTTGACCAATTAATTCCACTGAATACAGAAGCGGAGTATAGCCTTAGTAGTCTTTTTCAGACAATATCTGATTTTGAATTGTACGGTTTACAGATGTGGCCAGCATCTCTCGGGACTCCCCCAGAAGCTCATCGGGGACGGGATGGTGTTAAGCGAATAACTTATGAACCTGATTATTCAACCCCGGATTTGAAGCCTTTTAGTATAATGCCTGCAAAGCTAACGAAACCTCAAATAGAGGGGGCTATGGTCGCCGGTAGTTTGATGGATAAGTTAGCGAATCAACCAACGGAAATGTTAAAGGGCGGTGCTCCTGGCCGTGTTGATTCGGCTTCTGGTTTAGGATTCCTATATGAGACAAGTGGGATTCCTCTAACCCCAACGGCTAAGAACGTGGCCGAAGCTGTATCAGGAATCTACCGTTCTATGTTAGGAATTTGCAGGGACATTTGGCCAGCCAAGAAAGTTGTAAGTATCAGCAATCTTGATGACTCCTTGGCCGGAATAGCTTATGATATGGAGACGGGGGATATTAGTCTGGCGAGGAATGCTATTCCAAGTCCAGACGAAGTAAACATCAACGTGGCCTCTGAAGTTCCTATCTCAAAAGAGCAACAAAAAATGGAGTTGAAAGAAGCCCTCAAGGATGGAATTCTTACTCTCGACGAGTATAGTTTCAAGGTTCGAGAGATGGGATTGACTTCCCCTGTTGGCAACGAAACTGCGTGGCAAAACTACCGTAGAGCCAAACTCGAAAATCTCGCTCTTTTTGGTGACGGGGAGAAACCCGGCAAGGTGATTGTCAGTGAAAGAGATATGCACCTAATCCATCAAAGTGTACTTAGTGCTTTTATGGCTCGCCCAGAATTCTATGCCGCCTCGCCAGCGGTTCGTGATAAATTCACGGAACATTTCGATGAACATAATGTAGGCTTAGGAATTCTTCCAGAAGGTATGGAGTCAATGGAAGATGCCGCAGAACTTGAAATGGAACCTCCGCAGGGAGAAATACCACAATAATCGAAAGGAAAAAAATGCCAGACCCAGTAGAACCAAAAGTAGAGCCGGTCGTAGTGGAGCCAGACCCAAAAACTGAACCTAAAACAGAGCCAAAGACCGAGCCAAAGGTTGAAACCCACACCATTAAAATAGATGGTGAAGAACGGAATCTATCAATAGAGGAGTTGAAAACTCTTGCTTCTAAGTCGGCTGGGGCAGATAAGAGATTCAACGAGGCCGCTGAAGCTTCAAAAGTGGCAGCAAGGGGTACGAGAATTGAAGTCCTCGTGAAGGCTGTTTCCGGGGAAGGTACTCCGTCTGAGGCCAATGTTCGGGAATTGGCTGGATTGCTGGAAATTGAGCCTGCTGAGTTTATGGCATCCCTCAAAGAAGGCGACCCTGACCTAAAAACAACCACTAAAACCACCTCCGCAGACTTCAATACTGAATTCCAGAAGGTAATGGGGGCTTCCCCTGCGGAGGTCAAGGCTGTTTTGGATTTCTCGCAGCAGCGGCATGTTAGTGATGCAAGGAAAGAAATTCGAGAAATATCGGACAAAGCGGTTGACAAAGATGAGATAATTGGTAAAATGATAGTAGGTGAGGACAAAGATGTAGTTCTCGTTGAAGTTAAAAATATGGTAGCTGAGGATGTTCTTAGGAAGATTCAAGATGGCAAACCGTTTGGGGCCGAAATGGTAGCAGCGACAGTACAGATGGTACGGTCGAAGTTGACCAAACTTGGTATCCCAAAGAAGCTCAACCAGCAACCCATCGTTTTGGGCCTGGGGCCGAGCGAAGGCCTTTCATCCACAATCCAAGCCGACGAGCCAATCAAGCGAATTTCTTCAATGGAAGATGGTGACGAGCAGAATCTTGTTACAAGGTATCTTCAAAGGGCAGTTAAAGCCGCTCGTCAGATAAAGTAGAAATTCGTTGGATTGAGACCCTCGACTGACTGCATATTATTGTAAATGTATTTAGTTAGAGGATAATAAAATGGCACAAGCAATAGCAGCCCTCGACAACCTCGTGAGGGAAGAATTGCCGATGATGATTGATGAGGCTGGGCCAGAAATAGCCCCAGTGTTCGATAAGATTAAGCGAACAGCGTTTGGTGTTAAGAGCCAAACTGGTCTCGGTCGAGGCTATAAAGTAATTCATCTTTACGAAACCGGCGTGGCTGGTTTAATTGAGTCGGGTGATCCTCTCGGCCCGGAGATGACAACGATTGCCGGGACACAGACTCGATTACTGGCACAAGGCAACTTGAGTGCGGGTTTGTCGATTTTCCCGACTGCTGCCGAATCCCCGCACATGGGTGATATTAAGAGGGAACTTGTTCTGCATAAGGTCGTGGGGAACTTTAGTATTCCCGCTGCCTGGAAACAGGCTGACCTCTTGAATGCTGCCCAGATTAAGAAGGTGGCACGGGATATGAAGGCCGTGGCGAAGCTGAAAGCTATTTATGAGGCCTCCAGTTTCTTCTCCCATAGCGTAACAAATTCTGCGGGTCATCAGTCTCAGGTTCTCGGGAAAATTTCGGCTATCGTTGAGAGTAGTGTCTTGACCGAGGCTGATTATCCTGTAATTACTATCAACGAGGCCTTCGGTCGAATCTCAAATTTCCGGCAAAGTATGCGGATTGATATTGTCAGGGATACTGCTGGGGTACTTCAAAATGGGACAACGGGTTCGACTCCGCAGGTTGATGCCACTGAGGTGCGTAACTATACCGACTCTACTGAAAAGTATGTACACATGATCATCAGCAGTGTTGATTACCTGGGGAAAAAGATAACCCTTGCACCTGTGAATTCCGATACAGGGGCATTACCTGATTTTACAGCTGGGTATGGTTCCGCAACATTCCCGGGAGTTGCCGATGATTGGTTGGTGATGTCGAAAACAACTCGGTATAATTCAGGTTCTCGTCCTCAGTTTAGTTGGGGACTCAATGACTGGATTAAGGCATCCGGGGTTATCTTAGGTGGAGCTTCGGAGGCTGCGGCTTTGGATTTGGCTCTATATCCCCAATTCAAATCCCAAGTTCAGGCTGTGAATGGCCCCCTGACCGACGATGGGATTAATGGTTATGTTGGTGGATACTTGGATGCTTATCCAGGTGAAACCCTCGATACCATTATCACCACACAGGGCGTTCAGTTGAAATGGCTTCAACAGCCAGGTCTGTATAATAACAGACAAAACTATGAGCGAACCGGCAAGGCCTTGAGCTTCAGAG